ACTCACTTGCTTTGTAGAATTTAGGTAGGAACCCTACATAACTAATTCTAAAAGTTGAATCGGGTGTTATCAAATCGTTTTCAGTAACGAAGTTACCATCCAAGTCTGCGACAACTCCTAATTTTTCGGCTTTATCACCACTTGTAATAGTAATGTTGGCTAAAGCTAATCCTTCACCCTTGCTATCTAAAACTTGTCCGTTTATTTTCATGCTTTCCCTCCGTTTAATCTGCGAATTGTATAATAGTTAACCACCGCACCTAACGTGAACGAAATAATTCCAACGACAACAAAAATTGTCGAAAGATGCTTGTGAATCTGACTATTTACTTCTTTTTTTACTTCCGCTTGTGAAGCATTATCGTTTTCTAACATTGTAAATGTATGTTGCGCCTACGGCAATTAATATTAATCCTACGGCTAAATAATTTTTGTACGACTTAATAGCCAATCCAAAACTTCCGTTACTTACCCACTCGCTTGGTAATTTTTCAAGCATGATTTTTTTCACTTCCCACACTTGCACTTTACCATCTTTGTTTACATCAAATGCTGGATTTTGTCTTGCAATTTGACTTGCTGAAATACCAGCACCTTGAATTACCCAATCATCTGGCTTCCCAATAGCTAATGGAAAAAACACCGCAAAATAGGTATCTACATAAGATTTTAGTTTTCCTTTGTAAGCATTAAGGTACTTTTCAACGTAATCCAATTGGTCTACTGCTGACATATTTTTCAATGCCGTAGTTGTTGTTCCCAAACCCTTTGCAGTACTTGGTATGAACTGAATTAATCCAGTTGCACCAATACTATTTTGAATACTTGGTGAAAATGTACTTGCGCTTTCCCAATACATAATTGCCATTAGCCAGTTAGGGTCGATACCTAAACGAGTAGATACTTCCCTAACTTTATTTACGAAATCATTCCTATACGAATTAGGAACTTTGCTTTCATATACTAATGCCATATTAAGTTAATTAGTTAGATACAGTTCCACCATAAGGGCAACGACCTCCTCCAGTTGCAGTATAGGTAGTTGTAGAACCATCTTTTTCCATTCTTACACAAACTCTTTGTCTACCAGTTGAGCCAGTTGAAGCGAAACCGCTTGCATTACTATAACCACTCATGTTTGCCATTCCTTTGTCTTGGCTTTTTTTCCATAGGTAATAGGCTACACCTAATACGGCAACACCGCCTAATACCATTTTAGTTTTTTTAGTCATTTTTTTTTAATTTAAGTTACTATTTTTTTTTAATAACTCATTTCTATGTGTTGTTAAGTTTCTTATACATCAGTTGGCTCTAAAGGCTCTGGTAAATTACTACCATCGTTATATTCTACACCAAAATTAATTAATCTTTGTTTTAAATAGTCAAGTTCCTCAAAATATTCAAGTTGTGGTTGCCCAGTTGTTATTTCTTGACCTTGTAATAATTCACCATAGTGAAAAACATCTACCCCATTATGTGCTAAAAAATACATCATTATACTAATCCTCCATCTATTATAGTCCAATTATTTGGCGCTGATGTTAATACTGCTCTTGCCGAAACCGAAGCACTTGTGTACTTAATTGTTCCGAAATTAATTGTTTTGTTGGCTAAGACTGGTCTTGATGCCCAACCTATTAGTAAAGCATCATAATTTGCACTTGAATAGTCAAGATTTGTTTTGTTACCCATAAAACCATCAACACCAACTGTTCCAAATGTTGTAACAATATTAGCTTTCCAATTACTTATGCTTTGATTAAAAGCAGTAGCATTAAAAAAAGTATTTGCCATACTTGTCGTTAAAACAGTGTTCCAACTATTCAAAGGTTGATTAAATGCAATCGCTTTATAAAAAGTTGATTCTAATGAAGTTACTTTAGCAACATTCCACGAATCTAATGGTTGATTAAATAATACTTGACTTGCAAAAATTCCAGCCATGTTCGTAACGTTAGCGGTATTCCAAGCGCTAATATCTTTATTAAACGAACCATTTAATCTTGTAGGAGTACTTGGACTTGCATAAGAATAAAACATATAATCAATTCTGGTTACTAACGCAGTGTTCCATAAACCAATTGGTTGATTAAATAATGGTTGCCCAGTAAATACTTGCCTCATGTTTGTTACTTTAGCGGTATTCCAATTTTTTATTGTATCACTTCCAGCATTATTAAAAATACCATCCGCAGTTCCACAATTAAACATAAACTCAAATGTTGTAACATTAGCAGTATTCCATGAACCTATGTTTTGATTAAATAATAATTGGTTACTAAATACTTGTGCCATGTTAGTAACAAGACCAGTATTCCAATTTCCTATTGATGCACTTCCTCCATTATTAAATATACCCCTATTAGTAGATGACATATTAAATAAGCCGTTCAAAGAAGTAACTTTACTAACATCCCATGTACCTATTTCTTGGTCAAATAATTTTTGTCCTTGAAAAGTTGTAACAAGAGAAGTGTTTTTTGAAGTATTCCAATTTTTTATTGTATTACTTCCACCATTGTTAAAAACTCCTTTTGTTGTAGTTGTAATATTAAACATTCCAGACAAAGAAGTAACGTTTGAAACATCCCATGCGCCAATATTGTCGTCAAAATTAAGAGCATTTATAAAGGCATTTGACATTATGGTTACATTAGTTGTTACCCAAGAATTAATATTTCTAACTGTTGTAAGTTTTAAGCAACTACTAAACATATTTAAAAAAGTAGTAGTTCCAGTTAAATCTAAAACATCAGCAACTTGTTGTAATTCAAGATTTTCACAACCAGAAAAATAACCAGTAGCATTTCCAAGCCTAAAAGCATTTCCCCATTGTTGTACTGAAAGTAATTTTAATCTATCACCTCCAGCATTAAACTGCCAACCATAACAAGTACCAGTTATAGTAATTTGATATAATTTAGAAGTTGAGTATGTATGCGTTACTTGCGCTTGATTCCAAGTAGTAATTGTATCGGTTGTACCATCACCCCAATTAACACTAAAGTTGTATGTGCCAGTAGATACTAATGGCAATTTAACTTGTGTTGCGGTTGAACTTCCAGTGCTTGTAAGCGAAGGATTCCATGTGGACACAAATTGATTTGCACCCAACGGATTTTTTACACTTCCTTGACCTACACCAGCTAAAGTTATCATCTTATGCGTATGTTAAATTCAAAATTACATCACCAGCCGTTACCGCCCCAGTGTCGTTATCAGCGCTACCCGAAGTAATAGCAATTCCAATTCCAAGTGAAAAATTTACACCCGAAACAAATGGAATAGCTACACCAGCACCTTGTGTGTTTGCTGGAACTGGAATAGTCATTACTGGCACATCCGTACCAACGGTTGGCGCAGTAGCTTTATTATAAAGTTTCAAATATCGTGCAGTTGAAGTCAATCCAATGGCAACAATGCTATACAAATTACCAGCAGAACCTTTTACAAGGTTTGAGTTGGTAGAAGAAGTGCAAATAAGCTTGTAAGGTGTTGTTCCACCGCTTCCGCTATTATTAGCAGTAGAAGAAGAAGCAACCCCAAAAAATGAACTTGCAAATGTTAGGAACGTACTTGCAGTGAATGTTGTTCCATTTGAATCAGTACAATCGGATAAATTGCCCTCAAAAATTGTAAGATTTGTTCCTTGTGCCAAATTAAACAAAACTACTCTTGGAGTAGCTTCGTATAATGCCAAAGAATTAAAACCAACGTACAAGCTTGGCACGAATAATACCTTTGTACCGCCAACTGTAATTTGTAAACTTGAATTTACTATTGTAAATGTTGCCATTTCTTATTTATTTATTAATTACCAAAGTATCTTATCAGCATAATACCCATTTGTTCCAACCACGTTTCGGTCTTTTTTATGCCTTTTTTTGTAAAGCATCCTACGTTTGTGTGCGTAACCTTTAGGGTAATATCCTTTCTTTTCTTTTTCTAAATATGTAGGATAATCATTCATACCCCTTGCACCTATCGAAGCGACTTTTTTGCCATTTTTAAACACATCGATTTTTTTCAATATGTTCGTTGATGGTTTAATTTCAACCCCAAGTGCTTTTGCTTTCGTAAACGAATATTTCTTAATAGTGTAAGCCATACCTATCGCATTAAGAATAAAGCCAAACCAAAGCCTAAAATCCCAAAATAAACATTGCCAATGCTATAATAAAACTTACGATTCATTTTGTAGTTTATCAATTCAGCAATCAATAGGATGAAAAACCACATAAAGCCAAGTAAAAAAACTTGTGTATAATTGAAACTGCCAGTTCTAAAAGGCAAATCGAAAACCACACTGAAATACTCAATAAATGGTAATCCTAAAACAAGTGAAGTACCGAAGTAAATCCATAAATCGCCTTTTGTAAAAACCAACCAAAACAATGATACTATCTTGACTAAATCTCTCATTATTTTTCGTTTTTGAACCATAAATCCAAGAATCCGTTAACCCCAAGCATTTTAAGTAAGTAACCTCTACTTTCCAAAGGAAAAGCTTTGTTGTTTACTAATTGTGTTGTAGTAATTACTCCTTTTAAATTACCTTTAGAAGCATAATATCCAGCATTATAAGATATCATTACCTTGTTGATATACGCTTTGCCATCCGCTTTAAAAGCTTCTAACAACCAACGTATGTTTGCCGTTCCAATCGCTATGTTAAATTCAACGTTGCTTTTTAATGCATTTGATATTTCACTTTTTATTGCGGTTGTAGGGTCAGTATTTGCATCAATTTTTTTGATTGATGGTATTGCTTTTGTAAAAAATGCCAAAGCCGTTTTAGACAAAGGGCTTCCTACTATTTTTTCCCATTTAGATATAATTTCATAAACAGTAAGTGGGGTCATTTGCATTAACCCAGTTGCACCAAAAGAATTAGGCGGTGCGTTAACACCACCACTTTCAGTTGCTATAAAACCAACTAAAATAGAATCGTCTACTTCAAACTCAATCCCCCACTTGTTGATGAATTTTCCGTAATCTTTATATATTTTATTCATCATTGCAGTATTAGCCACAATGGTTTCTGGTTTTGAATAATTGTAAGCACCACTATTATAAGTTCTATTAATATCGGGTACTTTTAAATCTACTTTTGTGTACTTCGACATAGCTTACTCGGTTAATGGTGTATCTACTGGCGGTGTGTCAAATGTTTGTAGGGTAACTGTACCACCTCTAATTTTTCTAACGTTTCTTGTTAGAAATTTAGCAAGTACAAATCCCCCTACGGCAACACCGACAAAGCCAATAGCTAAAAATATTTTTTTTCTTCTATCCACTATCTATTATTTCTGAAATAGTTAATTGCGCCCAAAGAAGCTACAAGTAACACACCCCCGAATACCATTCCAAAAACTCCAAGACCACTCTTTTCTTCGTCTTTAGCTTTTTCATCACCTTTTGGTGTTTCATCAGCTTTAGAACTACTTTGACTTGCCTTTTCTTCTTCTTCTGCGAATCTTTTTCTACGGACTAAAACTTTCAAATCTTCAATAATATCTTCGTTTTCATCTGC